GGCAATGTTTAAACCAACACCTGAGCCTGAGACACGTTGACCTGTTTTGGCTGTACGTAAATTACGCTTGCCTCGTTTTTGCTTACCTTTCTTGACTGCTAAGATATTTTTTAGACCGTCAGGGTTAGCTATTGCACCAGCAGCCGACAAATTTGTTTGGGGTATTGCTGCTTTTACTCTCGGCGTTGAAGCACCCTCTGGGTTAGGGTCAAGTACAACAGGAGGTACAACAGGAGGTACAGGTTTTACAGGAGGTACAGGAGGTACTACACCGCCACCTACTCCGTCAAAGCCTGAAGGAACAGCGTTCAGTTTAGGGGATGTACTGTAATCCTTGTGGACGTTGTTCTCGCCACGCGGGTCGCCAGTTGGGGCTGACCCTTTATAATTTGTGTAGCTACCACCAGAACCGCCATTAACTGAAGGCCCACCATCTAACATATCCCTAATAGATGCGTCTTTTTCTTGCATGGTTCTAGTGCCAAACTGCAATAAGCTTTCGACAGGTTTATGCTTTGTGTCATTTACTATGTCGTTGAATATACCAGTAAAGCTAGTGTCCTTTCCTAAAGATGCTGCTTGTGCCTTAGAAAGCGCGGCAAGACCGTCTTTACCTTTGACACCATTAATAGCTAAATTAACTAAAGCAGGGTTAGTCTGTGAGTTAGCGACTCCCTTTATTGCTTTACCACTTGAGCCAGTGATATTTGAACGAGCCACGCCAATACCTTTAGCCTGTTGACTAGCGGTGTGCGCTGCTCCTGCGGCTTTATTTTTTGCTATTGATGTTGTGTTGGGCGTAAAAATATCCTTAATTTTATCATTTAGTCCACCGCCACCACCGCCACCACTTTTTGATTTATTACCACCACCTTTCGCATCACACATTAGTATTTACCTTTTTTACTGCTGGCTATAGTCAGGCTAGGTTGAGAAGAACCGCCCATAGTTAACCCTGTGGTAGTGGTTTTCTTGTTACGTATCCCACGCTTACCTTTGGCCTGTTTTTTACGCTGACCGCTAGGAGTCTGTTCCATATCTGAAAGGTCTAAACTAGCTGGCGCACGTGCAGGTGCGGGTGTTGGTGGGGCAGGTGCGGCTTTAGTAGAACTTCCAAATATGCACATTGTTATTCCTCGTTATTAAAATCGTCTTCGGATAACTCTGTAAGTTTCTTAATGACACTTCGCTGCCCTTGAAGGAACCTAAGTTCTTCTAGCGTAAGCTGTTGGGTAGGGAGGGTGTCAGGGAATAGCTTATTGAGGGTTGTAAGGAGTCCTTGGGAGATTCCCAAAGACCTGTTAAGTATGTTATTCATAGGGCTTTACTGTAACGGTACGTTAAAAGGAATTAGGCGCACTTGGCGTTAGTTCTCGCTTCTGCGCCTTGGCTAATATTTGCTTACGGGCTTCGTCATCTAAGTCTTTCCAAGTCATAATTTCTTCGCTGGAACGGAAGCACCCCACACAAATATCGTTGTCATTGAGGTGACAGATATTGATGCAGGGTGAGGTCATTTAGATTCCTTATGCAAGGCATCGTCATAGGCTTGGCAAGCTTTTTCAGATTTAGACAGTAATGCCATGTGTTCGCTGCTGTACTCTGAGCCTTCAAATTCATCTGCTATAACGATACAATCCACACAGTCCTGTCTTAAGAGTTCTAAAGCTAAACCTCTAACTTGTCCTTTCATTCGTAAGCTTCCTCTTTTTCGTCTTCGTACAGCACAAGGGCGTTGTCAAATTCGTCCCATGAGTCAACTCCGTAGTACATCAGACACTCTAGTAAGTGCGAGTCTCTTTCAATAGAGTTATAGTAATCTTCGTCAACTTCTATACGTCTTCCCATACTGTACCCCTTTGATATAATTGAATTGCGGTGTTCAAGTCGCAGTTAAAACCGTCCATAATTTCTTCAAAAGCAGTCATAAACATCATACTAAATCTACAATTTCACAAGAGTCACCAGAACAAGCTAACGTCTGAGAACCGATTGTTGTATCTTCAACCTCGTAATCACTTAACTTTGCCCAATCAATAGCTTTTGGCATTAAGCTTAAAAATAGCTCATACCTTTCTTTATCACATTGTTGATACGGGGCTTGTTGGTAGATGTGTTCGCTGTAAGGTAGGAACGATACACCTGACATTTCATCGAAGTTCTTGTAAACGTAAGCACCCACTTCTAACCATTCGTCTGCAAGGACGTTGATGGTCACTGAGGGCTTGTGTTCACAGTAATGACGTTGATATGCAAGCCAAGTATCTAACTGCTGAATAGCCGTTGTGTTTTCCGTAAGCACTGCCTGTTCAGGAGACTTCTGAGGGAAGCTAAACACTACTGTAGTGTCTGGCTGGTGGGCGCAAGGCTCCCACGGAATCCCCTGATCTTTCATAAACTGAGTTAAGGGGTCGTTGAACGCACCACGAACAGTACGGATGTAATATTCGCTATGCCTCGCGTGGATTCCACTAGCAGAGTTAACTAGCTGACTAACTGTGCCAGAAGGTTTGACTGCTGTGATTGCTGTACTCACTGCAATGCCTAACTTACCTGCCCACTCTTTGTTAACTTCTACTGATACGGCACGTAGACGTTCTAACAGTGCAGGTAACTCAGGGTTGGCAGTGGTAGTTAAAGGGTTATCCATGATGCCTGTAAGACTCACACCTAGAAGACGTTCCTCATCGGTGTTGTCCTGCCAAACCTGACGCAAGTATGGGAACTTCGTGTAGGTAGCTTGGAGAGTCCCAAGGATTGTAGCGACTGCTATCTTACGCTCAAGGTCTTGCTCAGTGTCGCCTGAACGAATCACTACCTCGGTGAGATTGCAGAATTGATATGGGCGTAATATTATCTCGCTGCAAGGGTTCGTCCCGAACTCGTAGCTTGAATCACGCCTACCATTTTTAGCTGCTTGATTCTGGGCAGCTTGGCGGTTGAAGATACCTCGCTCACCTGTACCTGACTCGACTAGACTTAACCACTCTCGCATGAATGAGGTGGAGTCAGGCTTTTCAGTGTACGCGACTGAGTTGTTAGCTAAGTTACGCTGTCCGTTAGCTTCCCAGTACGCGCCACTTTTGGCATGACGCATACGGTCATCACTCAAATTAGACAGGCTAATCATAGCTGACCTACGCACACCACCAACCACTACAACCTCACCAATCTTGCACATTATGTCGTGACATTGGAGGCTAGTTAGTTTCTCACCTGAAGCTTCCTTGAACTTGCTAACTACAAACTGAAACAAGTCCACAAGAGGTGCAGGGCCGCTAGCACGACCCCCGAAGGTCTTAAGCTTTGCACCCGCAGGTCGAACCAGTGATACATCCCACTTAGGTATTAAACCGTTGTACAGTGAAGAGATCAGTGTCCGAAGCGAGTACGCCCAACCTTCCTTAGAGTCAGGTACTACGATTGTCTCATCTAGGTTTATGAGATTCATAGGAACTTCAGGTAGTTGGTTGACGTACTGACGCTCTACAGAGAAGCCTACGCCTGTGCCACATAGTAAAATGAACATAGCCTCATCGAAGCTGCGTATATCATCGACAGGTAGATACGAACAATTATACCCCGCCACGTTATCCCTATCGAAAGCCTTACCCGAACTCATCATGGCTCTCATGGAGGGCATCACGTCTAAGTTAGTGATTGCCTCGCGTATTGCTATGACTGTCTCATCATCTTTGATCTTAGGCAGCACTAAATTATCGACATAGCGGTTAACTGTTTCTCCCCAATTTTCTCTACGATTTTCTGAATCGAGCCACTTTGCGTAGCGGCTGGTGTGGATGAAAGCTTGGTAGTCGTTGGGAAAGTAATTTTTCATGCTTGTCGGTATTCCTGTTCTAAGTCTTGGATTAATTTATTGATGTAGTAGCGACACTTCAGCAGGTCTTGCATTGGAGTGTCTTTATGGGTATGCCTCGTTAAATACTTAATGACGTTACCTTCACAAAAACTCATTTCATGGGCGCGGATATAATCAATCGGCTCAATCGAAGCAGTGGTGTAATGCGGTGGTGTGTTAATAAGGTCAACATTAGGTTTTAAATGCATCTTCATAGTGATAATTCCTGATTAATAGTTGGGTTCCATAAAATAGGTGCATCATCCCAAAGGTCTGCTGTAAGTATTCGTGCCATACGTGCATTGAGCAGTGCTTCTTCTGCGTCACCTTTGTATGCTTTCAGCACACCTTCCCAAAGACTCTCTGGGGTTCCTCGGTGCTTATCAATAAGCTTACGTGCAGTGACTTCGCCAACACCTTTAACACCGTAGTACCCATCCGTGGGGTCGCCTTTGAGTGTTTGTGTAATGAAGTTCTCATAAGCTTCTTGCTCAGTGATATGAACCACCTCACCGTCTTTCCAAATACGAGCGTCAGGTATGGTTAACATATCCTTATCATCCGACACGATTAGATACCTATCAGGGTCTTGGGTTGCTAGGATTCCCATCACATCGTCTGCTTCTATGTTGTCAAGAATGACGTGGTTGTAGTCTTCCTTAACAAAATCAAGCAGGGGTGCTAGGCACAATGGCCTACGGGTTGCCTTACGGTTGGCCTTGTATAGTGGGTTAATATCTTTGCGGTAGTTTGTGCGGCTGCTAATAGCCACAACTACTTCTGTTAAGCCTGTCTCAGCTTTAATGGACTCAACCTTGTGTACAAAAGCTTTGTTACATTCATCTTCGTAGCAGTGGAGAGTCCAAAGACCGTCACCCCAATTAACTGGTGTTTCGAGGGCTGCGGCTATACGGTACGCAATTAAATCTCCATCAAGCAGTAATGTAGTTCGGGTCATGTGTGTACTCTCCTGATATTAGTGGACTAGCTTTAGCTTGAACTGTTCGGGCTTCTCTTCTTCCTCTTCTTCCTCATCTGCCATAGCAGAAGCAAGAGCAAGGTAGTGCATTAAAACGTCCTCATCATTGATTATGTCCACGACAGCAGCGTAGATTGCTGCTCCGATTCCGTGCTGTTCTACTGTTGGTGTACCGTCACACTCGCCAGTGAATTTGACAGATGAGCAGTCAGCATCAAGAGTTAAGAGTAAGGTCATTCTTCCTGTGTCCATCTGTTATTCCTTTGTTTTGTTTAATATGGTTGCTGCATTGTGTGCAGTAATTTTGAACCACTCGTTTTTACGTAACGCAGAAGCTATCTCTAGCTCTTGGTGAACCTGAAGCTCTACCGTGTGTCTGTTAGTTACTTCAATGTGGTGGTGTAATATGTATGACCTAAATGGGTCACTGGTTTGGTAACTGTTAAGTCGGTCTTGGGCATCTACGGCTTTACCTACCTTGACCCACTCAGGCCACGCAGGGTTTTGGATAACGTAGACACAACCTACTGTAGATTTTGGGTAGTTTTTTAGTGAACTAAAGGCAGCGTCATTGAATGACTTGTAACGCCCAGACTTCCATAGTGGGTGAGTCTGAGGCACGTAACTACCACCTACGTACATACGCCTCGCGTTTTTCTCATTAAGTGGGTCACACCTACGTCTTTCGTTTGTACGTTTGTTTCTAATCCACCATTCCCCATCTTCAAATGAAGTGTTTATATTAATGGGTGTCTGCCCACGATCTGCCAATGTTGTATTCTGCATCTAGTCGTACTCCGAATTTGTAATAGTCACCTGTCTGGCGCATAGCTTTTTGAGCAAGCTTTCCGAACACGTCACCTGTTCCATGTTTAACTAAGATTTGAATTTCATCGTGAACCCAAGCGCATTGTTGGAACTCGACACCGTGCGTAAAGCCTTGCTCCTTACATAGCTGGTGGAAGATAACGACCCATCGTTTAGCGAGAATCGCACCGCAAGATTGCAATAAAGTATTCAA